CATATAGCGATTACGGAAGTGGTGTTAGAAATAATGCTAAAAGAGGTATTGAACTAAATGAGAAAGTAAACAATAAATGTGCAACTAGCGTAGGTAAAGTAAGAGCTCAGCAATTAGCTAGAGGAGAAAAACTATCTGTATCTACAATTAAAAGAATGTACTCATATTTAAGTCGTGCAGAGACATATTATGATGAATCTGATAGTAAAGCTTGCGGAACTATATCTTATCTATTATGGGGAGGTAAAGCAGGGTTAAACTGGTCAAGAGGCAAACTAAAAGAGCTTGGTGAAATAGAACTTAACGACCCTTGTCAAGAAGGATATGAGCAAATCGGTATGAAAGATAAAAATGGTGTATTAGTACCTAATTGTGTGCCTAAACAATAATAATTATGATAAAAAACACATCTTATAAAGTACAAGTTGATGTTGATACTGACGCAATAAGAAATGCTTATAAAATAGAAGAAGGAGCATTTGTAACAACAGAAAGTGGAGTATGGACTGTATACAATGGAGAGTGGGTTAAGTTACATCCTCAATCAGGTATTGGTTCTGGTTTAGGTTGGACAAGATACGATGATGGACAATACACATCTGCAAGTAAACTATCTTTGGCATTAGACACAGAAGTAGTATTACCTAATAATGGAGCTACTGTTTATAGAAGTTATACGGGTATTGATTACTATAATTCAACAACTCAAAAGGTATTAGCTGATAATGAGAACGATGTTTATGTAGCTACTGTAGTGTTTAAATGTCAAGCACCAAACGCAAATCAAACATTTATTAGATTACAATTAGATTCAGTAAATGGAACGCCTTATGAAAGAGTGGGAGTAGATATTCCTTTTCCTAAAGGTAATGACGTAGAACACGAATTTCATCAAGTATTCCAATACTATGCGACAGAGGATTTCGTAAGTAATGGTAGTCAATGGAAGATTACTGCTACAGGAGGAACTGCTAAAGTTTGGGACATAATATACTTTATACAAAAAACACAAAGTTATGCGTAAAAAATCAAATGAAACAGTTGGCAACGCTGTACCACGAAGCAAAAAAAGAGGTTGTTTGTGTAAAGACGGAACTTATTCAAGAAAGTGTTGTGATGGTACTTTAAGAAGTCAAGGGGTTGGTAAAGTATAAAAATGCAACAACCTTTTTATATACAGTTAATTAGTTAAGATAAATTAATTTATAAATCGAAATTTATGGAAAACACTAAAGCTACATCAATTTTGAACGACATCATGGAAAAACTATCATTAGTTAAGAAAGATGAAGTAAAAGAAGTTGAGGTGAATCAAGAAGTAAATCTTTCGGAGCAAATTAAAGAAGAAGAAAAATTATCTCAAGAACTTACTGAGCTTGCTTGTCAAGAAGAAGTAAAAGAGGAGTTGTCTTCTGAAGAAGTTGTTGCTGAAGACTTACAAGAGGAAGTTCCTGTAATAGAGGAAGCCTCTGAAGAAATTGAGATGGATGAAACTAAATACGTTAGTAAAGACGAATTTGAATCTAAAATCTCTGAATTAAAAGGAATGATTGAAGAAATGAAATTAGGTTACGGTGAAGAAAAACTATCTATGCAAAAAGAAATAGAGAAGTTATCTGCTGAACCAGCTTCAGAACCAATCTCACACAACCCTGAAGGGGAAGTAAAACAAAACTTTAAGTCTTTTGGTCAAAACAGAGTTATGAACACTAGAGATAGAGTAATGAACAGAATTGCTAATTTAAAATAAACTAAAAACTAAAATTAATTAAAAAATGGCTACTACTACATCAATTACAAGTACTTATGCTGGCGAATTTGCAGGCAAGTACATTTCTGCTGCTTTATTATCAGGTGTTACACTTGATAGAGGTGGTATTGAAATCAAACCAAATGTAAAGTTCAAAGAAGTAATCAAGAAAATTGCTACTGATGCTAACGTAATCAAAGACGCAACTTGTGATTTCACTGATACTGCAACTATTACATTAACTGAAAGAATCCTTCAACCAGAAGAGTTCCAAGTAAACCTAGAGCTTTGTAAGAAAGACTTTAGAAGTGACTGGGAAGCTGTACAAATGGGATACTCTGCTTTTGACAACCTACCTCCAAAATTCTCTGACTACTTAATTGGTCACGTTTCTGGATTAGTTGCTGAAAAAACAGAAAACAACATTTGGAAAGGTGTTAACGGAAACGCTGGTGAATTCGATGGATTTACAACTTTATTAGCTGCTGATGGTGACGTTATTGACGTTGCTGCTGCAACTGTAACATCTTCAAATGTTATTGCTCAACTAGGAGCTATTGTTGATGCTATTCCTTCTTCACTATACGGAAAAGAAGATTTATACATCTATGTATCTCAAAACATCGCTAGAGCTTATGTAAGAGCTTTAGGAGGATTTGGAATCTTAGAAAATGCTGCTGGAACTGAAAACGTATCTAGCATTGGAGCAAACGGTGTGTCTAATCAAGGTACTATGTGGTGGCAAAATGGAGCATTATCTTTTGATGGTGTAAAATTATTTGTTGCTAACGGACTTGCTGACAACAGAGCTGTTGCTGCTCAAAAATCTAACTTATTCTTCGGAACAGGTCTTTTATCTGACCACAACGAAGTTAAGTTAATCGATATGGCTGACCTAGATGGTTCTCAAAACGTAAGAGTTGTTATGAGATTTACTGCTGGTGTTCAGTATGGAATAGGGTCTGACATTGTACTATATTCTTAATAAATTAAATTAACCAAAAATTAGGGTAGGTGGGTAAATGCCTACTTACCCTTTTTTATAAAAAATAATAAACTATGGCTTGTGGACTAAATATAGGTAGAAAAGAACCTTGTAAAGATGTAGTTGGTGGTATAAAAAATATATATTTTGTTGACTTTGGTGATTTGGGAACTGTTAGTGAAACAGATGACGAAGTTACTAATATGACAGGAGACGGCAGTAACAATTTAACAGCATATAAGTATGAAGTTAAAGGAAACTCGTCTTTTGAACAAAATATTACATCATCAAGAGAAAATGGAACTACATTCTTTGAACAAACATTAAATTTAACACTACATAAACTTTCTAAAGAAGACAATAAAGAATTAAAATTGTTAGCTTACGGAAGACCTCATGTTGCTGTTGAAGATTATAATGGAAATGTATTTTTAATGGGATTAGAGCATGGAGCTGATGTTTCTGGTGGAACAGTTGTTACTGGAGCTGCTATGGGAGATTTAAGCGGATATACTTTAACTTTAAGTGGCATGGAAAGAAAACCAGCTAACTTTATGAGTGTTGATAGCACTTCTGCTACATTCCCATTCAGTGAATTTGCTGGATTAACTGGAACTGTAACTATTACGGAAGGTACTAATTTATAATAACTAAATTTAATTGGGTTAAATTAAGGGATGCTTCGGTATCCCTTTTTTTATGAAAACAAATTAGCAATTATTTGTTACTTATAATATGGTAGTATTAACAACATCAACAGATGCTCAGAGTTTTAAGGTAATTCCTAGAAGTGCACAAAGCTCAGTTACGTTTGAACTAACTGATAAATCTAAAAGAACTACAAGTGCTATTAGCGTTTCTGTAACTAATTCAAATGGGTATATGACTGTTACAGGTAGTTTTTCATTAGTAGAAGGTAGATTTTATTCATTTGCAATTAAAAATGGTGCTGTAATTATATATAGAGGCTCTATTTTTTGCACAGACCAAACTAATTTTAATACCTTTGATGTACATTCTGGAGAATACACTACAGAAAACACATACGATAACGATTTTGTAATAATATGAGAAAAGTAAATAAGATGGCAAAAAAAAGATATAATAGTAAACCGTTGCCAAAAGTAGAAAAAGGAAAGATACATATAGTTAATATGTCGTCTTATACACGACCTGAAATCAAAGAGCAATATAATAGAGATTGGGTAGAGTATGGAGATGATAATAATTATTTTAGCTATTTAATAGACAGATATAATGGCAGTCCTACGAATAACGCTGCTATTAATGGTATTGCTGAAATGATATATGGAAAAGGAATTGATGCAGTTGACAGTAAAGAAAAAGAAGCTGACTATGTAGAAATGAAAGAGCTCTTTACTAAATCTTGTATGAAAAAAGTATGCTACGATTACAAAATGATGGGTCAGGCTGCAATTCAAATAATCTATTCTAAGGACAGAAAAAAGATTGTACAAGTAGAACATATACCTGTAGAGACGTTAAGGGCAGAGAAGGCAAATAACAAGGGTGAAATACAAGGTTATTACTATGCTAAAGATTGGTCAGACGTTACTTTTAAAACACAGCCTAAAAGAATACCTGCATTTGGAACCAGCAAGTCAGGATTAGAAATACTATATATTAAACCTTATAGAGCTGGATTTTATTATTATTCACCAGTAGATTATCAAGGAGGTTTACAGTATGCCGAATTAGAAGAAGAGATAGCGAACTATCATATAAATAATATACAGAATGGTCTTGCACCAAGTATGCTTATAAACTTTAATAATGGTGTGCCTACAGAAGAACAGAGAAGTTTGATTGAGCAAAACATACAAGAAAAGTTTAGTGGGTCTTCTAATGCTGGTAGATTTATATTGGCATTTAATGATAGCAAAGAACTGTCTGCAAGTATTGAGCCAGTTATACTAAGTGATGCACATGAACAATATAAGTTTCTTAGCGATGAATCTATGAGAAAGGTAATGGTATCACACAGAATTGTGTCGCCTATGCTTGTAGGTATAAAAGACAATACTGGTTTAGGTAATAATGCTGAAGAATTACAAACAGCATCTTTACTTATGGATAATACGGTTATTAGACCAATGCAAGTTACCATACTAGATGAACTAGAAAAAGTATTGATGTACAATGGAATTGAATTAGATATATACTTTAAAACATTACAACCTTTAGAATTTACTGATTTAACAAATGCTATTACAGATGCAGAGATAGAAAAAGAAACAGGAATAAAAAAGGAAGATAGTGAAGAAATAGAAGAACAAATAAATATAGAAGAATAATGGCAACAGCACTATTTATAAAAAGGTCAGATTTAGTTAAAAATACTGCATTAAATTCAAATGTAGATACAGATAAATTTATACAGTTTATTAGTTTGGCACAAGAAATTCATGTACAAAATTATTTAGGCACAGATTTATACGATAAAATAAGTTCTGATATAATAGCAGGAAGTTTAAGTGGAGATTACTTGGCTTTAGTTAATGACTATATACAACCAATGCTTATACACTTTGCTATGGTAGAATACTTGCCATTTGCAGCATACTCTATATCAAATGGCGGAGTATATAAACACAATGCTGAAAACAGTCAGATAGCAAATAAAGAAGAGGTAGATTTCTTAATTCAAAAGGAGAGAGATTTTGCTGAGTATTATGCTCAAAGATTTATAGATTACATGACTTATAATGCACCATCTAAATTTGATGAGTATTATAGTAATTCTAATCAAGATATTTACCCAGATAAAGATACAGGATTTCACGGATGGGTATTATAAAAAAGAACTACAAACCTAAAGAGGTTAACGTAAAAAAATTATTAACTTATTTAAAAAAGAAAGATAATGGCAAACACAATAAATTGGGCAGAGATATACTGTAGCACCGAGTGGGGTGATACTGCAAACGAGAACACTTTACATATTGATTCACAACCAACTTGTTTTGAATAATGGCTACACTTTCAGGAAATAAAATAAAAGATACTTATCAGTCGCTTGTAAAGTTCTCTGATAATGGAAATATAACGACTTCAGCTAAACAATTAACTGATGGTTTTGGTAATAACTCTCCTATGTTTGTTTCTACTACTCAAGTAGGAATTGGAGTAACACCAGAATCAGGATTAAACCTTCACGTCTTTGGAGATGCCAAAATAGGTAGCAATCTAACAGTAATAGGAAATTTAGTAGTTGAAGGAAGCACAACAACTGTCGGGACAGACACATTAACAGTAAAAGACCCTTTAATTGTATTAGCTAATAACAACACCTCTACAGACGCAGTTGACATAGGTTTTTATGGCAAATATACTCCTTCTGGTACTACACTATACTCAGGACT